TCTCAGCATACATGGGAAGACAGTGGGAACTATCATACAGATTAGGTATGAGACCTTGGATATGTGTAGCATATTCAGCACCTGTATCTGCTGCGTTCGCAGTATTCTTAGTGTATCCTTTCGGTCAAGGTTCATTCTCTGACGGAATGCCATTAGGTATCTCAGGTACATTTAACTTCATGTTCGTGTTCCAGGCAGAACATAACATTCTTATGCACCCCTTCCATATGGCTGGTGTTGCTGGAATGTTCGGAGGAGCTTTATTCTCTGCAATGCACGGTTCACTTGTTACTTCATCTCTAATCAGAGAAACAACTGAGCAAGAGTCTCAGAACTATGGTTACAGATTCGGACAAGAAGAAGAGACATACAACATTGTCGCTGCTCACGGATATTTCGGTAGACTTATCTTCCAATATGCGTCTTTTAACAACTCAAGAAGTTTACACTTCTTCCTCGCAGTATTCCCTGTAGTCTGTGTATGGTTAACCTCAATGGGTATCTGTACAATGGCATTCAACCTTAATGGATTCAACTTCAACCAGTCTGTAGTAGACGCTAATGGTAAGATTGTTCCAACATGGGGAGATGTTCTTAACAGAGCAAACCTAGGTATGGAAGTTATGCATGAGAGAAATGCACACAACTTCCCACTTGACCTTGCTTCAGCAGAGTCAACAACAGTTGCTTTAACTGCACCAACAATCGGTTAATAAATACGATTGAGACCTTTCGTGCGGTCTCTACAATCGGAACTTACAAGGCCCCTTTACAGGGGTCTTTTTTTATGTTATATTAAATTCACAGATACTATATAAGTATGAAAATTTTTCTTGACACAGCAGATGTAGACCTGATAGGAAAGTATTACGAAACAGGATTAATTGATGGTGTTACAACAAATCCAACTCTAATCAAGAAGAGCGGTTACGACCCAGAGGAAGTTTATAGAAAGATTGCACTCATTGGTGTTGATGATATAAGCATGGAGATTGTGACAGATGATTCATATGAGTTTCTCAAGGAGGGTCGTAGACTCAAAGAGAAATTTGGTGAAATCACAACAATCAAAGTTCCTTGTACACCCGAAGGCCTGAAGGCGTGTAAACTCCTCTCTAAGGAGGGAATCCGAGTAAACGTGACTTTAATCTTTAGTGCTGCCCAAGCGGTCTTGGCGTCGAAGGCAGGCGCTGCCTACGTCTCGCCTTTCGTGGGTCGAGTTGACGATAATTCTTTTGATGGTTTGGGACTAATCGAAGAGATTGCAGACATCTATGAAACTCAGTCGAGACTATATAATTTTGTTGACACAGAGATTCTATCCGCATCAATAAGAAATGTGGCTAGTGTGAGTAAGTCTTTTGAATATGGTGCAGGGATTGTTACAATGCCTCCATCAGTATTTGAAAAGATGTACAATCATATTCTAACTGACAAAGGTTTGGAACTTTTCCAAACAGATTGGGAAACAGTAAACGTACTTAAATTTTAAATGAAGGTAGAGTTTGAAAAACAATTTGGTGACGGAGTAGACCCTTGGTATGCAAAGGCAGAGAGGTGGGCGAACAAACAAAAGTTCCCCATCTCTTTTCTTGCCTTAGGAATTATTGAGTATCTCAAAAAAGTGTGGGTTAATGTTAAAGTTGAAAACACAATGAGAAGTGTTGATGCTGACATCGAAAAGATTCATGAACTTTGGGATGAGGAAGAAGCAACACACCGAATGAATGTCATCGCACAAAACGGAAACGATGGATTACATTATTCTCAAGAACCCTCTGAAGTGAAGGGACTTGACAACTTTGAGATTCGTAATAATATGATCGAGGAGGATTAATGAAATTCACTTTATATTCCAAAGAGGGATGTTCCTATTGCAAAAAAGCAGAAAGACTTTTAGAATTGGCAAAAGTTGAGTACCGAGTATATAAACTTGATACTGATTTTACAAAAGATCAATTCATTGCAGAATTTGGTTATGGTGCCTCATTCCCAAGAATACTTGTGGATGATAAATTGATTGGAGGTTGTTTAGATACCTTCAAATATTTGGACGAAAAGAAATTAGTTTAATGGAAGACATTTACACAATCGTAGATAAAGCAATTGATGTTGCATTTGAGGAACAAAAGTTTCATTTAAAATTCTATGATTTCATGAAGTCTTGCAAAACAACAGGAGTAGGAGCAAAGGAGTTTAATGAAAGTTCAACTGCAAAAGAGTTGACTGATATCATTTACGACCTGAGTGAATACATTAAAGGTGGAAAAGATGGCGAACATCAAATTCTAAGAGAGGCCTATGGTCATCTTGGAAAACCAAACGCAAGAAAGATTCGAGATTATTTTAATGGGATTTTAGATGATGCTAAAAAATACGAAAAAGAAAGAAGAAGAGGGAGACGAAAAACTAAAACTAAATAAAGGTGTTGAACTTATGTTACAACGTAGGAGGGCACCATCCAGCAAGTTTAACTTAGAAAACTCAATTCAAGGTAACAACGTGTTAGCGATTGCTTTAACTTTCGGCACTCTTGTAGCAGTGCTTTTTCTCTTTGTTGGTGGTATAATAGGGTGGTTATACAAACAACATCAACAAAAAACAGACATCTCCGAAATGCATCCTGAGATGTATGATCTAAAAGGAAACGTCATACCAGACGAAATTATTGCTTTTAGATTTGAAAATGTAAACTTTGATAGTGAAATTGACGACGAATTATGACTACTACACATCCCACGTTGGGAGAAGCTAGATTACCAAGAAACCCTCTTTTAAGTGAGGTATTGGCTTTAGTATCAAAACAGAAAACAAAAGCAAAGAAGATTCAAACACTTAAACAGTATGAATCTTTACATCTTAAGTCTGTTTTGATTTGGAACTTTGATGAATCTGTGAAGTCGATGCTTCCAGACGGTGATGTTCCGTTTAATAAAAACGAAGCTCCTGCTGGAACCGAACACCTACACCTTGCATATGAATGGAAAAAGTTGTATAATTTTGTTAAAGGTGGGAATGATGCACTTCGACCTATGAAAAGAGAACAACTTTTTATGCAACTCTTAGAGGGTCTTCATCCAGATGAAGCAGAAATCATTTGTTTGGTGAAAGATAAAAATCTAAAGAAGAAATACAAGTTAACTCGTGCCGTAGTTGAGGAGGCATTTCCTGATATACAATGGGGTAATCGAAGTTAGTATGACAAAAACAAAAACCAGAGACGAGGTGATGGCGGAAGCTTACTGGACACCAAAAGAGAAAGAGGACTTAAGTAGTAAGTATTCTACGAGTCTTATCAAAGAGAACTGTAACAGTGAGGAACTCAAAGATAAGTCTCTACCTTCTGATGCCTACATCGTGACATATAAAGTTGATGATGCAGTTCGTAATGATCTTGTTAGATGTCATGCTAAGGTTAATATTTTTGATATGTACTACGATAAATTTGGAGCGGGTTCTATCGTCAGTATCGAATATGGGCCTGGGATTGTAAGTCCAAAGACATGGGGTTTACCAGTGGCAAGCAAACCTAAAAAAAGAGTGAGGAGAAACTCATGAAAGAGGAACAACTCCGTAATCAAATTAATGACATCATTGAGGGAGAAATTCAACTTGGAATCAACGAATTTTTGGAAGAGAAACAAAGAAAAGAAAGTGATCAAGGATTGGGTTTTGTCACTTCAGAAGAAGCAAAAAAACTCAAAGTCAAAGTCTTCAAAGACGAAGTTGACAAAATCATGAAACAATATAAAAAGATCAAGAAGAAAGAGAAGTCAAATATATCTCAAGTCAAGAAACTAGGACTAGTCGATAAACATGGGAGGCCACTCTAATGGATAAAGAAAAGTTAAAAGTCATGATCAAAGACTTGAAAAATGTTGTAAATGCGTTAGAATCAGAAATATACTCTGATACAGAGGCATACATTCCCTCTCTAAATTATGAAGAAATTGTCAATCACATTACAGACTATGATGAAGTCTTTGAGGATGATGACGGGTAACAGTGATGACCCCCGTTACTCAGAAGAGAAGTTGTTACTAAGAGCAGCTTGTTTTCGATGCCTTACACACCACTTAGAAGAACACACAAGAGCCGTGTATGAATTTGCAACCATCTGGTGCGATGAACATGAGAACGTAGGTGGAATCGAACAAGGCTTTCAAGATTATCTTAGATCATATGCAGAGAAGGCTTTTTCTAAGAGTTAATCTAAATAATATTACAAAACGTAAAACTTATGCCCACATACCCTGTTATTAACAAAGAAACTGGCGAGAAAAAAGAATTATCAATGACAATGATTGAATATTCTAACTGGAGAGATGATAATCCAGACTGGGATAAAGATTGGTCTGAAGGATGTGCTGGCCTCGGAGAGGTTGGTGAATGGAAAGACAAAC